GAGGAGCGCCGTCACCAGGGCCTTGAGGGTTTGATCCGGAGTGCTGGGGTTTTGAAGCAAGCGCTGGAGATTTGTCATCAGCCTTGGCCCTCGCTCAATAGCGTAGCACGCGCCAGTTTGCGCGCCATTCGCCGCAGGCGTTTGCGCTGGCGCCCTGAGACGCCGTTCGGGCGGCGCTGGGCATGCTCGACGCGCGCCGCGGCCTCGATCTTGGCCACTTTTTTCCGGTAGAGGCCGAGAGAATAGTCGGCAACTCGCCGCTCCTGGATCTGGCGCTTCGCGTTGGCGATGAACTCTGGCGACTGGACGCGATCGATGAACTCCTGGGGCATCCCGGCGAGCTGAGCGGGATCGATCGTCCCGTCCTCGTTGAAAACGAGCCCACGTTGTTCTTTTGTGTTTTCTTCCATTTAGCGTTCGCTCGCGGAATCGCGCCGCTTGTCAAGAGCTTTATTTTTGGCCGGGATCACGGGCATCATCGGGCGGCGGTGCTGGGCGCCGTTGCCGTTGCCTTCGGCGGCCGGACGCTTGCGCAGAATGAGCAGAACCTCGATGCGGGATCCGTAGCCTGAGCCGATCTGATAGGGCGAAGCTATCAAGGGATCCCATTCAGTGGCCTTTTTGTTCAAGAAGTCCTCGATCTCTTTGGTCGCGAGACTGACCACCATGTGCTCAGGCGTCTGCATCCGCCGCCTCCCGGATCTTCTCGTCCTTTGCCGCGAAACGCGCCCGGTCACCCTGGGCGGTGGCGAGTTCTACCGCAAGGGCCTCGTAATCGGCCCGCGAAACAAACTGCCCGGCTGGATCCGGGACAGCGACCGGACGCTGGTAGATGCTCACGTCTAACCTTAACGTTGGATTCATCGATTTACTCCGGCTGTGAGTTCGGGCGGCGCTTCCCCAGCGAGCGGATACCAGAAGCCAGGAAAGGCCTCGATCTCGTGAGGCGCACCTACGTTCAATGGAACCTGGGAGATGAAATAGGTTCTGTCCCTGCACCAGGCGAGCGCCTGCTCGCGCGAATCAAAGATCCCAGCAAAGTGCCAAACGATGTCCGGGTACTCACCGGAAATATACTGCCCGACGACCCAGAGTGTCATCTGCTTCTCCCTGGATCTGCGGGCACGGCTGGTTTTACTCGTTCTCGAAGCGCCAAGACGGCCCCGTCTGCGCAGCCTTCAAAAAAGGCCTGCCAGGCATTAACCTCTTCTTTGCTGTAGGCACGATCTGCGGCGCTAGGTATGAGCCGCATGCTTTCTCGATAAGCTGTCTTCCAAAGATTGGTTTCTTCGAGCGTGTTAAGAATCATTTCTGTCCCTCAACCTTGGTGACCGTCAGCCAGCACCGGCAGAACGGGTGGGCGCCAGGCGCGTAGATCATCGGCGCGAACATATAGCCGGCCGGCACCGGGCCCAGCATGTTAAAGCTGCGGCACAGGGCGCAGCACCCGAGGTCCATGACGGTCCACTGATACTCGAGCACCTTGCCTGAGCTCATCCAGGCTGTAAGGTGGCCCGAGGCCTGTTGCCGGTCGATTTCATTGTCGGCGATGAGTTCGCCATGCTCAGGCGTCCAGACCACGTTGGCCCGAAGGACGGATTCGAGCTGCGCTGGCGTCCAATTCTCGGCGATCGCCTGCTTAATGGTCTCGAGCACAGCATCCTTGGCGGTGGTCGAAATCGCCCAGGCCGGCGCCGTCGCCTCGGTCAGCGTGCCGTCCTCCTCGAGCTGCAGGCCGACCATTTCGGCTGCCCGATCGCTGGCCGCGGCCTTCGCCTTCGGCATGGCGTCCGTCAGTGTGCTGCCCAGCGGGGCGGCCAGGTTCGCCGCGGCCTGGTAGGCGCCAGCCTGAACGCCCTCCTCGGCCGCGATCTCAAGATAGGGCTGCGCGACCTGGTAGAGGCTCGGATAGTCCCAGCCCAGCAGCAGGATCATCTCCGCGACCCGCCGGTCGGTGTCCTCCTGGTCCTTAAACAACGTTCCACGTGAAACAAACGCCTTCAGGGCTGAGAATTCCTGGGTGGCCTTCTTCGAAACCCGATCCCGCTGGTCAGCCAGGAACTTCTTGAGATGCCTGGCCAGATCATTGCGGGCCTGCCGGCTGCGGGGCGTCAGATCGCCGGCGCGCACTTTGAGGCTGGCGGCCTTGCGAATTTTGACGGGCGTCGAGCGGCCAGGGTTCGGATCCTGATCATTGTCGCCGGCGGCCGGCTCTGCGGGCTCGGCATCGATCGGCACCACACCGCTGGGCGTGGTCACTGAGAGCTCATTCGCCGCCTTCTCGGGCCGGGGATCGTCGCCGCGGGCCTCCCGGATCTCGTTTCGGGTATAGGTGCCGTTGTCGACGTATGCCTTGTCGACCTGGGACTGCTTCACCGGGTCCATTTCCCGCTCGTCCTGGAACGCGAACTCGACATCGGTGATCTTGAGCGTGGTCTCGATGGCGCTGTTGATCACGATCTCGGCATGCCTGGCCCAGGGCTCCTCGCCCTCGATCTGCGCGATATCGCTCGATTCCTTGGCCGTCCCACGGTTTACCTGCTTCAGCAGGTTCTGGGGCGACAGCGAGAAGGCGTAGCAGACCGTCCGGACCAGAAACTCATAAACCACCGGGTTCACGATCAGGGATTCCTTCGAGAACTGCGGTGGGTGCTTCGCATCGGGCACCATGATCATGCGCCGCTTCATGGCCAGGTTCCCGGCGAGCATCGAATCAAACCACTTCTGGAAGTCTTTGATCTGCTGAGCGGTCCAGGATTCCGGCATGGGCAGCAGGCCCTCGGGCACGTTGCCCGACGTATAGGCCAGCCGGGTCGACTGCTGGAAGTTGGCGCCGATCGACAGGGTCGTAATCACCTGCTCCACCGGAGAAAAGCCCCAGCGCGAGTCGACCCGCGGATTCCGCGGCGAATAGATCAGCTGATCGACGGTGTACTTTTTGGGCTGCTGAGCGCCCTGGGCGGCCAGGTTCGAGGTCGGGATCCCGAGAATAATCTGCTGATAGGCCGGCTCGGGCGGCTGTGGCACGAAGCCGTAATTGTCCACCAGCGGCGTGATCGTGGCGCCAGAGATCAGCCGCCAGCTCAGGCACTCGCCCGTCATGGACATTACAGGGTAGAAGCAGGGCGCATCGAACACCAGGAGCTGCTCGAGCCACATTCGGAACCAGATATCGAAGGTGTGCACGCCGTCCGGGCGCTTGAGAAAGTTCGTTACCAGCGCCACATTCTTGCTCGTCGACTGGCGCTTGGCCTGGGCCGCCTTGGTCTCGCCAGGCAGGGGTTTGATCCGTACCACCCAGGAACGCCCGACCAGCTGGTCCTTGCGCGTCTCGATCGCCAGCCGGCAAAGGTCAAAGCTATTCGAAACGTTCCACAGCTGCGCGAATTTAATCGGCACATCGCCGCGCGGCGTGAACTGCAGGTTGATCCCAGGCGTGAAGTCCCACTGCCGGATCCCGACGCCCAGCTGCAGCGTCGGCCGGATCGGATTCTGCGGGCTGGCCCAGGATCCCGGCTGAACGCCCTCGATCAGGTTGCCCGCCGGACGGAAGATCGGAGAAAAAGCATCAGAAACAGCTTTTACAAGGCTCGTGCCCATGATTCCTCGCTTCCCTCCGATCCTAACGCAATGACCTATTCATCGATCCGGATGAGGTTTCCGCCCTTGCCGACCCGGTACTTTGTGCCGGCGATGGTCACCTCCTTGCCTGGCTGGTAGATCTTGGCCGACACGAAGTCTGGCCGTGCTGCTTCTTGGGCCAGCTCTTCTGGAGTGTACGGCCCGATCTTATGCGAGCCGTCTTCGTAGCTGATATTCATGGATCCTCCTTGACCAATCGCGCGGGCAGCCGGCCGGCTGGGGTCCCGATCCGGCCGGCCGACAATGGGCATCGACGTTGGGATCGCTAACGCCCATCTTGCCCACGCGAGCTATTACCAGGCAGCCAGCCGTTTAGCTTCCTGCCACGCCTGGCTTTGCCTTTGCCGCTGCAGCTGCAGCCGCGGCCGCCGGCGCTGGGTAGAGCGCCAGCGAAAGGCTGAACGTGTTCACGGGCACCGCCGGCCCGATCCCGATGTTGATCGTCTCCTCGATCGTGCTCCCGTCCGGAGCGACGGCCGTGACGGTGACCGCATCGACGGCGCCAACGGTGTCGCTGGCAGAGTCGGTGAGAAGGAACTGCTGGGACAAGGGGACGGCGCCGCCGGTAACGTCGGCCGTGGCCGGCGCGCTGGTGACGTTCGGGTCGGTCGAACTGACCTGTGGCGCGAAGGTGTAGGGTGGGGCTCCTGCTGGCGGCACATAGACCGCGCCATTTTCCAGAAGCTGGGCAACGAGCTGCGCGCTGCCGCCGAGGGCGATGCTGGTGATCGGTGAGGACATAACGTCTCCTGAATACAAGGTGAGCTGCAGGGAATAGTGCCGAGGAACGACTTCGCGCTGGATGGCCCGGGTTTCGATAAGGATCTTCTCGAGCAGGCGCTCGATCCTTATGAGGACATGATCTTCCGGCACGTCACTCCTCCACTTTGGGTAGTGTAGCCCAGATCTCAGGCTTCAAAACTGGATTATAAGCCCAGCAGGCCAGATCGATCGGGCACTGGCAAATCACCTGGCCGGTGGCCTGGTCGACCCGGATCTCCACCTTAACCTTGTTTCCACACGCCGGGCAAATCTGGCGCCGGCGGATGCGGCGGTGCCGATAGTCATAGCTCAGGATCGGGAAGAGCCGAATCAGCCAGAGAACGAGCCGAGCGAGCATCAGCCGGCCTCCGTTTCCATCAGAGCTAGTTTCTCGGCGGCCCAGGGATCGCTCGAGTCCTCGACCAGGTCCAGGTCCGGCCGCGCGTCGTGCATTCCCTTGGCGTAGATCGTCAGATGGATCCAGCGCTTGCCGTTCCACTGCACCCGGCGCCGGCAGGCTGTGCATAGCGTCTGCGAGTTGGGCGAATAGAGATCCGTCATAGCCCACGCCCCTGGCTGCGCCAATAGTCCTCGGCCTGCCCAGGTTTGACATCGCCCGGCGCCTCGGGCTTCGCCGGCCTCCTGAACTTCGGCACGCCATGGACCAGGCAAAGGCCGGGACAGCTGCAGAGCTCCTTGAGATCCTTCTTGAGCTCGCCGGCCCGGACCGGCTTCTTCAGTTCACCCGGCTTCTGCATCAGCGCGCCCTGGGATGCGCCTGGCGCAGCCCGACGGTGCAGATCGCCAGATCTGAGAGGACCGCGGAGTCGCGGATCTGGACCACGAATCCGGACCGGCGCCCATCCATTGCCGCCTCGATCATTCGCCGGCGCAGGGCAAGGCCAGCGCGCTCACGCTGGCGATTCATGGGCTCGAAGTGGCCCGGACGTGCTTTCCGCCTGTACATTTTGTTCCTCCTGCCGCACCTGAGCGGCTAGTTTTCTGAAACATCGAAAGCAAAGATCATGGTCGCGCCTGGCGCGCCGGCTTCGGTTTTTGCTGGTGATGAAGGTTGCCGGCCGCCCGCAGCCCGAGCAATAGTGCTTCACCCGAAACGCGCCTTGATACGTGAATTCAAAACCCTGCGATCATTTGGAGATAGGACCTCCTCAATGCGCGACGCTGTGGCCCAGGCGCCGAGACGGTGGCCGGCCACGAGGCCAGCGAGAAAGGCGAAAATCACAGCGAAAATTACCATCGGTGTGGAACCCTCCCCAGATCACGGGCGCGGCCTTGTTCCTCGTTCCATCCGCGGCTGCGCACCAGCTTGTCGGCCTCAAGGTCCAACTCGTCAGCCTCCGTCCTGAGCTGCCAGCTCAGGCCGCAGCTGTTGCAATGACGGCCGCGCTCGTCGTCTTTGACCGCCGGCGCGCCGCACTGCGGACAGTTCGGAAGATCCTCGCTTACCGTGATCGCGGTCATGACTCGCGCCTTTTATGGTCGTTACAACCGGCAGGGTTCGCCCAACTTCTCAGCTGCAGCTTCGAGGGCCGCTTGCGGATCTGACGCCAGGCCGCTCCAGATCGTCCCCGGCTCCCTGATCAGGGACTGCTTCAATTCGTAGCTTCTCCCGGTGAAAACCACAATCCAGTGCTTCATGGCGCTCTCCTTGCTTTTCCACACAATACACCGCCTCGGGCCGGTGCGCAAGCTAAATCTGTGGTCGCGGCCGGCCGCATTTCCAGCACTTCTCGTCCTTCCAAATGACGGATCCGCACTCGCACTTGTCACGATTGCCGCCCTCGAGGTTGACGCGCGGCGCCGGCTGCCCCTGGCCAGCGGCGGCTTTCTCGCCCTCTTCCTTCACGAACCCAGCCCAGCCGCTCGATCCCTCGGCGAGCTCGGTGATTGCCCAGACCATGGCATCCATCCTATCCGGCGAGTCTTTGTCGGTTTTCGGGTTCCAGCTGGTCGCCTGGTCCTCGAGCTGAGCAAAGATGCCGTGGTGGTGGACCCGGCCTTGCTCATAGAGCGCCGAGACGGGTTCAGCCCGCACTTGCTTGCCCCGGCTGGCCGTCACCTTCTTGTAGGACACGTTCGCGTCCTGGTGGCGGACCAGGGCCTCGATCATATCGCCGCCGTTGTTAGCCTCACCCACCAGCCGATCGGCCGCCAGGCGGTGATAAAGCCGCACAGCCTGCTTCGCAGCCTCGTCGGGCGTATAGATCGCGCTCTCGTCGGCCAGAATGTAGAAATGGGCTGGATCCCGGCCGTCCTGCCCCGCGGCAATGATGCCCCACTCGTCCGATTCCTCGCTCGATGTCACCGCCGGGTCCATGGCCACGACGATCCGAACCAAGAGTGGCAGCTTCTGCACCCTGGCCCCGTCAATGTCGGTTTGCTTGAACAGGGCGCCTGGATTGTCATCGAGGACCTCAGCGAGCAGCTCCTGCCGGCCGAGCCGCGTGCCCTCATATTTGCGAATGATCTGGCTGTAGAAGGTCGCCGCCAGGTTCGCGCGATTCTCGTAGGTCGTGCCGGCGGTCAGCACCGTAAAGGGATTGGCTATGAGCTCACGCACCAGCTTCGTCGGCCGCGGCGTGGTGGTGATGATCGCCTGGGGGTTCGCGCCGAGGCGTAGGCCCATCATTGCGTTGTCCCAAGTGTCTTGGCTATACCTCCACGCGGCTAACTCATCGCACCAAAGAAATTCACACTCAGGCCCGCGCAGGGAATCGGGTTCCTCGGCCGTGAATACGAAGCTGGTCGCGCCGCCGGGCCACTGGAAGAGGCGCTTATTGGCCACCCAGGTAGGGCGCTCGTCGGGTGGGCAGACCTTGAGGATCCCGCCTGAGCTGCGCACCAGGACCTTCTCGATGTCACCGACCGTGCGGACGATGATGTTGGCCTGCTTCACCCCATCCTTGATTCGCTGCCTGAGCGTCTCAGATCCGGTGCGCGTCTTGCCGAAGCCGCGGCCGGCCTTCACCATCCAGTAAGACCATGAGCCGGGAGGCGGCAGCTGGTTCGGGCGGGCCCAGGACGGCCAATCATACCGCAACGCGAGCGCCTTCTCGGCCGATAGGCTGAGAATCAGGGCATCCCGTTCAGCTTTGGGGAGTTCGCTGATCCGCTCGACGATCGAGGGCGGCGATAAGCTCATTCCTCACGTCCTCGACGGCCAGGTGGAGCGGATTCTCGGCCGAATCTCCAGGCGTGCTCACCCGGCCTTCTACGCGATCGGCCATCTCGGCGGCGGCGTGAACCTTGCCTTTGATCGCCTCTCTGGCCAGCGCCATGGCGATCACCTGGGCATACGTAGGATGGCCTTTAAGAGCCAATTTCGCAAGCACATCCTTCGGCACGCGCCGCTTCAGGATCAGGTTGTATGCCTCGGTGAGAGGCTTTTTTTTGGGCCGGCCGCCCGGATTTCCGCTCTGGCCTGGCTTCCAGGGCTTCAGACCGCTATACCGGCCTGTGTTTTTCGCTGTGTTTTGAGTGTCAGCCACGCTCGAGGACCGCCTTCTTGCCCGTCGCATTTTGCCAGCGCTCGACGATCACGTCGACATACGCCGGGTCGAGTTCGAGCATGAAGCAGCAGCGCGCTATTTTCTCGCAGGCGATCAGCGTCGTGCCAGACCCGCCAAAGGGATCGAGAACAACGCCGCCTCGTGGCGTGCTGTTGATTAAGCACCGCTCAACAAGGCCGACCGGCTTCATGGTCGGATGGTTCTCGCTCGCTCGCGGCTTTGGAAAAGGCAGCACGCTGCGCTCGCTGTCCGTCCCATACCATCCCTTGCCTCCGCGCCCAAAGCGCCCCTGCCCGGGTGTATAGCCGTAAAAGATTGGCTCGTGCGAGAAGTGATAGTCCGAATGGCCCAGAACAATCGTGCCTTTGTCCCAGATCAGCGTCTGGTGCAGCCGCCAACCAGCGGCAAGGAAGGCATTTCCGAAAGTCACATTGAGCGCACCCGGCGGGTGCGCTACATAGACCGGCGAGCCGGGTTCAAGGGCCAAAGTCACATTTGAGAACGCCGCATCGAGCAGCGCCTTAAGACCGTCTGCGCCGTCGTTCTGAAAGATCTTCGCCGCCTTGGTTTTGCCGACGTAGTTCACGCCGTAAGGCGGATCGGTCCACATAGCCTGCGCCTTTTGAGCACCAAGCAGTCGCCCAAGATCCAGCGCCTTCGTGGCGTCACCACAAAGCAGCCGGTGGGCACCCATGGTGTATAGATCCCCGATTTTGCTCTTGGGGACGGCCAGCAGCTCAGGAACTGCATCCTCTTCGCCGGCGAGCGGATTCTGCGGCCAGAGTTTCTCGAGCTCACCGGCAGACCAGAATGGGGACATATCGATCCCGTCGGCAGCCAGCGACTTCAGGGTATCGGGATCCCAAAGAAGCGAAAGCTGGCCCGATCGGTTATCGGCGATCGCCAGCTGCCGGGCCCGCGGATCCTTGAGATCGAGGTCTGTGCGCTGAACAGCGACAAGCTGAGATCCGTCCGTCTCGACGATGATCACGTCCTGCTGGCCGAGCGCGCCGGCGTTCTCTGCGGTCTTGTTGCCGGCGATAATCGCGCCGTGCTTGTCGAGCAGGATGGACCGCCCGGCGCCGTAGTTCCGCAGGCTGTCCCTGATCATGGCCGAGCCACGCTCAGTACCCTTGTTGGCATTGCGCGCGTCTGGTGTCAGATCAGAAAGTTTCTTCGTAGAGATCAAAGGGCTGGCTGGTTTCTTCATAGTTATCCGGCAAAATAGTGGCGGGCCTTCCACCCGCCTGTGCCGATCTGTCCCCAGCTCCTCCCGATTTCCCCCCGCATCGGACCCGTGCGCGGCCGGCGCGTCCCGGTTGCCCATCGTCTCCCGGTCGCGCCTCTCCATTGAAGCAAGAGGCGTCGAGGCCGTTTGCTGCCGACAATCGCCGAAGGGCCAAAGCCGGCGCGCACATGAGTCACGCCGGCGCTGGGAATCTTGAGGTTAGAAGCCCGCCTGGGCTTCAGCTTGAAACCACTTGTCCACTGGCACCTGGGCGACGCCCGTATCCCTAGCCACGCGCGCCGAAGCCGCCCCGAGCGCGTCGGGATCCATGTATGGCCGCACCTGGGCCAGGGTGACGTGTACCTGCTGCGCCATAGCCGCGAGCTGCGCCGGCGAGGAGATCGACTGCACCAGGGCCAGGATCGTGTTGATCACCGTCGCCACCAGGTTGATCTGCTTTGTGGCGGTGGCCTGGCTGGTCGGGTTCGTGATCTTCGCCGCGGCCAACAGCGCTGAGCTCACATTCTGCTGGATCTGGGTGACCAGCGCCTGCAGGAGCTGCAGCGTCGTCTGGTTCGGATTCTTCAGGTAATTCTGCGCCGCCAGCTGCAGCTGTGGGCCAAAGGCGTCGATTGCCGCGGTGAGCGGCAGCAGCACAATCGTTGTTTCTGGCGCCAGGGATTCCACTGCGGCGTTCACGGTGTCGGCTGTCGAGATGAAAACCGGCGTCCAGGTAACGATCTCCTGGGCGATCGTGATCTTCTGCTGCTGAGTACAACCGACGGGGAGGGCGATCATGGCGCCCGAAAGCACCCCGATCGTCAGCGCGTTCAAAAGCCGTTTCAGCATTTCCGTTCTCCTATTTGAGCGGCCACTTTACGTGGACCGAGGTTATGACGCCGTCCGCATCCTTGCCGATCTGAACGGCCTCGTTTAAAACAGCGGTGACCTGGGGCAGCATGGCATTTACACCGGCCAGGAATTCTCGCGCCAAGGATAGAACGAGGAGCACCTGCAGCGCAACAGCATGCTCATCATCGGCGGCCTGCTGGGCCGTCGCGTTCAGGTCGACAGGCGCGCTCATGCTGCCGGCGCCTTGGGCGCCACGGACGGCACCTGCTCCTGTTCCTGCCGCTTGTTGCTCAGGGCCTGGCCGGTCAGCAAGCCGATGCCGGCGCCGATAACGCCGGTCGCGGCGTCCGGGGCGATCCCGTTGTGCTTGCAGGCTATGTCAAAGCCCATTCCGATCACGATCACCACGATCGCAATCCAGGGCGTGTTTAGCGAATTTAGAGCAGCGATCAACTTCATAAGCTCCCCTTAGAGCATCGTCCGCCGGTCCCAGGCGTAGAGCAGCCCAACCACCAGGAAGATCGAAAGGCAGATTGCTAAGTCTTTCATTTGTTGGCCCTTGCTATCCATTGCGGCAGGTCCGGACCGCCGATGGCCTCATAGGCTGCGACGCGCGCCGCCTTGAAGGCCGCGACCAGGGCATCCTGATCACAGGCGTTCGCCGCGGCAATTGTGAGCGGGCCCAGAGCGCCGTCGACCTCGAGGTTTTTGCCCAGGCAGCGGCAGGCCTTTTGCAGGAGCTTCACGCCGGCGCCGGCGCCCTCGTTGACCTCGGCGTCCATTAGCCTCATGGCCACCGGGTTGCTGAGATCAGCTAGATAGAGCGTGAAATACGCCTTGCGGTAGAAGGCCGCAACCAACGGAGCCCGCTGTGCCGGCGTTTTCTCCGCGAAGATTAGTTCGAAGTCCTCGGGAAATTCGGCGCTGTTGATCCCAGAGATGGCCAGGGCAAGCGGGTCGGCCTTGGTGGGATCAGGGACCGTGGCATAGCGGGGAGGCGTGTAATCTTCGTTCGCGAGCACAAAGGCATAACAGCTTGCAAAATCAGCCACGTTCAGCCTCCTGCGCGGCCTGCCGGCGTTCTCTTTCGCGGTCCCGCCGGTCAGTCCGGCAGGTGGCGCATAGCGTGGGCGTTCTCTTGCCCACCTGCGCTGCGATCGGATTCAGGCCGCAATCCCGGCAAAGGCCCTGCTTCACCAGGGAGGCGCGCCGCTTCAGTAGACTGGCCTGGACCGTCTCCCGTTTTTCCTCGACCGTGCGCATGCCAGCGATCCTAACACAAAAGTACCAAGCCTGTGGAAAAATAATGGTTGCATTTGTGTGGAAAAAAGAGCAGTGTGGAAACTATGAGTAGCATCCAGATCTACGAAGCAAACCGCAGCACCAGGAACGAGGCCGAAGCCGGCGCGCTGATCCTCAAGCACGCCCGAGCTCGTCTTCTCGACGCCGCAGCCAGCGTCGACATCAATCAAGTGGACACCGCCGACATTCAGGCCGGCATCGTCCTGCTCAACCTCTCGCTCGACGTGTTTCCCGAGCAAGAGCCAAAAATCAGAGGGTAACCTTATGACTCTAGTAATCATTCTTCTTGTCCTGGGCTACGCAGCGCTGCTCATCGGCGTGCGCCAGATCCGCCGCGAATGCCGCCGCGCTGACGCCACACGCCTATGGAGGCGATGCACATGGCGCTAACCTATCCCACCAACTCGAGCGGCTTCGAGCGACAGGCGGTACCTTCCGGATCCCACATCGCCGTCTGTGACATGGTCGTCGACCTGGGCATTCAGGAAGGCAGCGAGCTCTACCCGAAAGCCCGGCGCAAGGTCTACATTCGCTGGGAGCTGCCGAACGAACGCGTTCACTTCGAAAAGGACGGCCGGAGGCAGGACGGCCCGACGGTCGTCGGAAAACATTACACAGCCTCGATGAACGCAAAGTCGACGCTGCGCCATCATCTCGAATCCTGGCGTGGGCGGCAGTTTACTGACGACGAGGCGGGCACTTTCGATATCGCCGCCATCCTGGGCAAGCCCTGCATGCTCACCGTCATGCAGACGGTCAAACAGCAGAAAACCTATGCCGACATCGCCGGCGTCGGGCCCTTGCCGCGCGGCATCGCGCCGCAGACGATCATTCCTGAAATGACGCCCCTGATCTATACGCCGGAAAGCCCGCAGCAGGTCTATGCTCAGCTGCCCGAATGGCTGCGCAAAATGATCGATGCCCAGATCATCGAGGAGCCAGCTCAGGAGCCCGACCAGCCGCCCGTCAACGCCTACAGTGACACCGAGATCGGCGACGACGACATCCCGTTCTGACTCGGTAAAAGCCGGTAGAAAAGAGCTTGCAAATGAAAAATCAAGGCGCTGGGAAAAGGCGGGTTTTTCCGGTAAAAGCTGGTACTGAGCCCCGCGTCCTCTGGAAGGCAAACCTCCGCATCGGCGACCGCAAGGACTGGTTCCTCTATCGCTCAGGCGAGGAATTCGAGCTCGCCGCCACCACGGCTGAGCAGCTGCTTCAGCAATCGACCGCGGCTACGATGGTCGGCGCCGTGATCATCGGCATCGAGCGCCAGGCCCGGCTCTGGAATTGAAAGGACGAAATGCGCCCCCGAAAGAAGATCATCCTGGCCGGTGACTCGGCCGACGACCTGGGCAGGTTCAGCTTTGTATTAACTGCCAATCGCTACCACGTGCAAAAGTGGCTTCCTGGCCATCACTGGCCGCTCACGCCCTTCGAGGGTGCGATCCTCTTCTGTTCAGGCGACGGGAAGGTCGACGCCGACCGCGCCCGCAATTTGCAGCTGATCGCACCAGGACGCGTCCTGGCTCTGACGCGCGACGGGCACGCATCCCCGCTGTCCACTGACACCTTCTGTTCAGCGAGCGTCCAAATGGCTGATTTACTTGGGGTTTTGGCCGTACTGACAGCTCGCAAGCGAGGCCCGCGAAAGGGCCAACAGCACAAGATTTCCACATTATCCACAGGAGTTATCCACAGCCTACAGAAAACAGTGGACAAAGGGGCATGAACTTGCTTGCGGCCGAAAGTTTTCCACTTTCGCACATTTCGATCCACAGAACGATCCACAGGATCGAACGCGCTAAGAACATGATTCCTTGAGAGATGGAGAGATTTCCACATTATCCACAGGGCCTACTACGGTTACTAGCTTTTAAGTATCTCTCTTTTCTAACCGTAATCCCGTCCCACCAGGCCAGAGGGCCGGTGCAAAAAGGAGCTTATGGGCAGCAAAAGGACAATCGCTCGCCGCGGAGGCACGCTGATAGACGAGCTTCGTATCGAGGTCCCTGGCATTCCGCCGAGCGCAAACGAGTACAAACGTTACCGGATTCTCACGCCCGGCAGAGGCGCGCGGCCCATCGCGCAGTGGTATCACACCGCGAAGGCGAAGGCCTGGTTCCGAGACGTGGCCGTGTTCGCCGGCGGCCGGAAGATTCGCGGCGAGTCCTATACCCTGAGCTTCGTCGTTTTCGTGCCCGACGCGCGCACCAGGGACGTTGACAATTTCTTTAAGTGCATCCTCGACGCCATGGCCGAAGAGCATGGTTGCGGCCTGATCGATAACGACAAAAAGGTGGTCGAGGTCCACGGATACCGGCGCATCGACCGGACGAACCCGCGGACCGTCGCCGTGATCCGGACCGCTCAAAAAGAACTTCTATAACCGCTCACGGAGGCGTGGGAATGGAGATCGCTATGGAAAAGCTACTGATCACAAAAGAGCAATTGGACGCTCAAGGATATTATGCAGCGTCGCATTCGATTGAATTTGCGGGCCAGGTTGAGATTGCGCCTGCGCTCGGTTGCGTGAAGTTTCGCGGGTCCCTAATTGGCTCCATGTCAATTTTTGCTGGCGCTGGCTCGGGGATCAAAGCTGGCTGGCGGATCGAAGCTGGCGACGGGATCGAAGCTGGCGGGGGGATCGAAGCTGGCGACGGGATCGAAGCTGGCTGGGGGATCGAAGCTGGCGACGGGATCGAAGCTGGCGACGGGATCAAAGCTGGCTGGGGGATCAAAGCTGGCCTCCAAATACTCGCGAAGACAATCATCAGCACAAAGCTGCGGATTTTCGCTGGTCTTTGCCTCCGGCGGGTCCCAAAACTAGAGGAGACCACTATTAGAGCTCAGCGTGTTGAAGGCACGGTTTGCTACGGGAAAGTGGAACTGCTGCCCGCAGGAACCCAAAAAGCCGCAGCTAGGAAGTGAAGCACATGAGCCTAGAAACCGGGGAGCTGCTGCGCTGGTGCACAAAGTGCGGCCGCCCGATCGATGATCAGAAACGGATCCGGCGCAAGTCCCCCTATTGCTCAGATGACTGTCGCCGGGAGGCCCGGCGCGAGATGCGGGCTCTCCTGGCCCAGGGGCGCTGCCGGCTATGCGGCAGGACCCAGCGCCGGCCAAGCCAGGCCGCTGTAGAATCTGCTTGCGTTGCCCCCGGCGCACACGCTATTCTGCCGTTCGACCTAAACCAGCTCCATAACCAGAAAGGATGACCATGCGACAAGATGAATTTCTAGCCTCTTCGCTGCACCGGGTGATTCTGGGCAGCGTAACCAAACAGTCCTCGAATGGCCGCATTGTGGTTTCGATGCGCATGCCCCTCACCGGCGAGTCCCTTGCCAAGCTTCCTGATTGGCTCGTGCGCGGCTACGAGGCCGTGACGAAGCAGTTCACCGAGGTTGATCCGGACGTTCAGGCGATGGAGGATCTGGCGATCGCCTTCACGAACGAAAGGAAGAGCGGGGAGCTCTTCGCCCGGCGCGCCGCCAAGATCGCCTCGGCCAGCCTCCGCAGCTTCAAGATCGTTCGCGCCGGCAAACCGGACGATCCCGAGGTCGAGCTGCACTTCAAGCTCTATTGCGCCTTTGCCCGCGACTTCTGGGCCTGGGCCGGGGAGATGGCGTCCGAGGAAGTCTATATGACCTTCCCCGCGGGCCAGCCAGCCCAGAAACCTGCGGCTGAAACGGCCGATCTACCGCTCGAGGAAGTCGCTGCCGAACTGCCGGCGACTGAGCCCAGCATGGAAGAGGCCACCGGCGAAGCCGAGCCGCCGACGCCGATCAATTCAGGCCGCAAGGCGCCAGGGAAGAAACCGGGCAAGAAGAGCCGACCCGTAGACCTTGCCCGCGAACGTGAAAGGCAGCTTGACGCCGGCCGAATCCAATGATCGAACGTCTCCAGAATCTCGTCTGTGATTGGATGCCAGCCGTCATTTTCGCTGGCATTGTGCTCACCACCGAGCTGTTCTGGATCCTGCTCGCCTGCAGGTAGGAAGCCATGGAAAATATCGAGAATTGGAGCGTAGAGCGCCTCGAGGCTGCGCTGGCTCTTGAAGGAAAGCGCCTGATACCGCCGGCAGTGAGCTCGCCTGAGCAGCCGGTCTGTTGCTGCGAAAACGGTGGCAGGCCGTTCTTGCTCGACGGCGTCCTAGTGACCTGTTGGAACGTCGGCTGCAAGGTCCACAAGCCTCTGATCCCGCTCTATGATCCCGTCGACTTTGCTGAGCCGATCGGCCGCTACGTTCGCCGCGAAACGCTGATCCGGGATCTGCGCAGATGAGCGCTTGGTACAACGAGATCGACCCGGTCAAGGCCGAGTGGCTGCGCGAACTTATACGCGCAGGCCTGATCGCGCCGGGAGACGTGGACGAGAGGAGCATTGCCGATGTCAAGCCAGCAGAGCTTTTGGAATACGCCCAATGCCACTTCTTCGCCGGGATCGGAGCCTGGTCCTACGCACTCCGGTGCGCTGGCTGGCCTGACGACAGGCCCGTCTGGACCGGAAGCTGCCCCTGCCCCAGCTTCTCAACAGCGGGAAAAGGCCAGGGGTTTAGAGACCCTCGTCACCTCTGGCCTCATTGGTTTCAACTCATCCGCGAGCTTCGCCCTGCAGTGCTCTTTGGCGAGCAGGTTAGTGCGGCGATTGGACACGGCTGGCTCGACCTTGTTCAATCTGACCTGGAAGGAGCGGACTACGCCGTTGGGGCGGCGGTACTTGGAGCGTGCAGTGTCGGCGCGCCGCACATCCGGCAGAGGCTTTACTTCGTGGCCCACGCCAACGTCAGACGACCCGAACAATGCGACACGGGCGAGTGGCCAGTTTCAGAGCTTGACGCGCGATGTGTTGCAAGCGGCCTGGGCATCTCCAAAGACGCGGGATTTCAAGAGCGCGAGTTGCACGCCGGAAGTTTTGGAGAAGCAATTTGCACATCCACGAGGAAAGGATTTGAGCGTCGAAGTGACCTTGAGTTCGTGGCCCACCCCGAACGCGATGCAGGCCGGCCAGACCAGCCGGAGCAGGGACCGAATCGGGGAGCCGTTGATGGCGGGAGTGGCACAGTTGGCGAGTTGGGCGACGCCGCGCAAGGAGGACTCGGAGTGTACCGGGGCGCACCGGGGAGTGCCGGACACGCTCAAGAGCCAGGAAAGACTCTGCGGCCCAGCCCGCTTAACGGCTTCTGGCGAGATGCTGACTGGATCGGATGCCGCGATGGACGCTGGCGGCCAGTTGAACCCGGCACATTCCCGCTGGCTTCAGGGGTTGCCGCGCGCGTGGGACGACTGCGCGGCTACGGCGATGCTCTCTGTGCGCCAGCGGCCCAGGCGTTTATCGAGACCGTGATGGAGGTTATAGCGTGAGCGCGAGCGCTTCCTGGGCCGTCATGCGGCGCGCTCGGCTGGACTGGATACTCGCCGCAGTCAAGGCGGCCCACTGGAATCAGCAGGCCGCGGCCGCGCGGCTCGGGCTGCACCGCAACACGGTCTCGCGCGTCCTGCGCGCCGCTGGCATCAGCAGCCGGCGGCGCCACGGAAAGAGATACCGGCGCCTTTCCTAATTGCATTTTTCCACATTCCTGTGTTACGATCTGGGACGAAAGGAGGTCCTGGATGCTTATGCCGTGCAAAGCCCAACCAACGCGTAAGGGCCCGATCTCCTATCCCTGCGTGGCTTGCGGATCGATGGTGCTGTTTGAAGCAGTCTACTGCCCGAAGTGCCTCTGGAATATCCGCTACGGCCTGCCCAGGCCGGACCGCTTCATGGATCGCATCCTGGCTGAAATTGACCGGAATGACCAGGTCGGTCCCGATACGGACCTCGAGCGGGATTGGCGCCGCCGCAAGATCGAGCGCGCGGCCTAATTCCAGGCCGGCGCGCTCGGGTCAGTCTCGTTCGATTACTCTGGCATGCAAGGTATCGCAGCGCAGCGTATTGCAGCGCACTTCGACGCGAGTGATCCTCTCGACGTGATCTTCCATCTTGTCCTGCAGCTCGTCGATTTCGGCACCGTGCGCGGTGATTCGCCGCCCGTGCTCAGCTAGTAAAGTGTCCACCACGCCAGAGTGCTTTGCGTCGCGCCTGGCTCCAAGGATAATGCTGATTCCCACTCCGACGAGCACGAGCACCGGACTGACCCACCAGACTTCCATTTAGCCTCCGTCTTTGATGCCAGTGCAGTCGTAGCGAACGTCGTCTGCTTCTCTCAGATCGCGCGCGTGGTGGCGCTCCATCTCGAAAAGCGCCATGACGTGTGTCAGTAATGTCCCAAAGGTCCAGCCGCCGTTTGCACCCATCCATTTTGCTCCAGCGCGAAAGTCACTCCCTACATGCCGCGGAACACTTCCTGGTCAGAAAGGTTACGAGGTTGCACCAGAAAGTGTTCCTGCAGCTAAAGGGCTTGTGGGCGTCCCAAAGTAGATGGCTGTTGGAGGCGCCAGATTCGTTCCTTGGGTGCAGATGGCCGTGTAGCCGTAGCTGGTCCCGATCGCGCCCGTCGAGTCGGTGTAGCTGCCGCTGGCGGTCGAGATGGTCCCCAACTGTGCCCAGTTGGTGCTGGTCAGCGTCACGGTTGAGCTCGTGCCGGTAGCGCGCCATATCTGGCTTCCCGTTGCCGGCGAGGGACAGCTCACGGTCAGCACGGTGGCCGCCCCGGTCGCCGCCGGCAAACCACTCAGAGCCTGCGCTGGAACCGCCGAGATGCTCAGAAAGAACATTGCCAAAACTAGAACCAGGTTACGCATAAAATTCTCCTCATCAGGTTGTCTTTCCGGCTAAAGTGCCGGCCGTGAGAACTGCCGGGATGGTTGCCGCCGCCATATTGCTGGGCGCGCTGGCGACGCCCTGGGCGTCGACGCTTTCGGCGATATAGTTCCAGGTCCCTCCGGGAGTCGCGCCAGTGTCAGTATAGCCGCAGCCAGTTGTAGCCGTTGCGTTCAGCTGCGCGTAGCTCGTCGATCCACTGGGCGCGCGGAAGAACAGATACCCGGCCACCGGATCAGGCGAGCTCGCCGGCGCCGTGCAGGTCAGGTTCACATCCCAAGCCGTCGCCTTCGGCAACGCGCTTTGCGCGAAGCCGAAAGGGCAGGCCAGGCCAAGAAGCATGATAGAAAAGCGGTAGTTCATCAGTTCATCACCAGGCTGGCCACGTTCAGGCCGACCAGGACGCCACCCGCAAACCAGATCAGCCGATAGTTCATCAATTCACAACCACGCTCAGGACGTCCACTGTCGTCGTTCCCGGGCCGGCAATATAGTAGCCCGCGTTCGAAACCGTCCCCACCGAGTGGCTCATTGCCGTAATGAAGGTCTGCCCGCCATCGATCGAATATTCGAAGTTTAAGGTGCCTCCCGACGCAACCAGCTTAAAATGAACTGCCGCCCCGAAGCCCCACGCTCCGAACGCCGATCCGTACGTGTTGATGGTGGAGCTGAAAGACGGGCTTCCGCTGCCGCTGTAGGTGTAGATCTGGCCCTGCAGCATCATGATCTGACTGGTCGCGATGCTCCCATACTCGGTCGCGTTCAGGGCGTAGATCTTTCCGTTCGTTACGTCGTAGACCCAGATGCCTCCGGTTGAAGTGTTCGCATTGTAAAGAGCGGTGGAGGTCACCGCCAGCACCGCTTCAACGCTAGTCGAAGCGGAAGCTGAAGCCCAGGCTGTGAACTGCGAAGTTGTCTGCAGCATTTGGTTGCCGTTGGCCCCGTTGGCGCAGCTGGAGGGAGTTACGCTATTGAGCCAGCTATAGGCGCTGCCGAAGGTGCAACCGCTCGAAAAGGCAATCGGCAGTGTAGCCAGATACATCCCGTCGTTTGGAATGTAGAATTGTGTGCCGATCTCAAGGTACGGCGGTGCGGCTGCCACCGTCGTTCCGCAGGGCGCACCAGCATCGGCAAGTTGACCGAGAGTTCCGCTGAATTTCGCACAATCATTGTTGGTCGTCGTCGTCGGACCAGTCGTAAGGCCAGCCCCCGATCCTGCCAGCGGCTTACTGCTCGTAATGGTGTTCGCTCCACCGGCGATCGCAGCCTGGCCCGCTGTCATTCCCGAATTCGGGTTGTAAGGGGCATGGTAGGTCAGCGGCACTCCCGGCCCGTTCGAGGTCAACACATAGCCAGCTGTGCCAGGGTGGAGTGCCTGCAACGCGCCCAGCGCACCCACGACGATAAGATCGCCACTGGTCAAAGCCGCCGAGCTGGTAGTGGGCTTCAGCGCCAGGATCCCGGCATACGCACCACCAGGGCTGTTCGTAAAGCTCAGGCTGTCCGAGAGGCTTCCAGCCGTGGCCCTCGTTCCCTGCCAGCTTTTGTAAGTCAAGGCGGAATCGACCAGCCCGCTGCTCTCAAGGACCGAATAGCTATTGCCCTCTGTGATCGTCGTCCCGCCGGTGCCGGTGCGCCCTGCGCCAGAGACAAAAATGAAATCGTTCGGCTGGGTCGTCATGATCGAGCCCGTGGAAAGAGGGCTCGACGGATTACTGGCCTGGGCCGAGCTATGGCCATCAACGCAGGACGAAACCGCGACGTTTGTGACCTCGTAAACCGAAACGTAATTAAAGTTTGGATAGCTCCCAGACGATCCCAAGGTGATGGTCGTCGCGCCGCCCACAGCATTGCAGGCGACATATTGCGAAAAATCGAAGTTGCCCGTGATCGTTTGATAGTTCTCTAGCGTGAAGGTGTCGCCCTGGCTGTCAGCGATGGCGATCGTGCCTCCGTTTGAATGAAAAGTCTCCACGATGATGGCGTCACCCGGCGTCACGTTGCTCGGCAGGGTAATCCAGTTGCAGTCGCTTCCGCCTTGCGAGCTGCCGCAGTCGTTTTCAGCGAAGCTCTGACCCAGCAGCGGCGTCACAGCGGCCGGCGTCAGAATGCCGCCCTGATTGGCGTGATAATTCACACCATCTGACCAGATCGAGACGCCCATGCCGGTATTGAGCGAGCCGGTTCCAAGATTGGCTCCGTTCGCCGCGTAGAGATTCGCCCCACTAGTGGGCACGATCGAGCAGCCGGCGAGGCCTTCGCACGAGACGAAAACGGTCCATGGCGCCGCCGGCACGCTGGCGGGCAAGGTCAGCGTGCAGGCCGACGCGCAGTTAAAAGGAATCGCCTTGTTGTTATCGCCGGAAACTGCTGTATAGCTGGTGGTTTTCGCATTTACGCCGGCCAGGCCGCTGCCGCCGGTGATCGTCACCTGGCCCTGCGCTGTGGTCAAGCCCTTAGCATTCACGGTGACCTGGCAGACATGGGTCGCGTCACCGCAGGTTCCTGGGGAGCTATTGACGGTCGCCAGCGTTGCCGCCTGCGAACCGGATCCGGGCCCAGCCGTTACGTCGCCTGTGAGTTGATTGATGCCGCTGGCCGGGGACCCGAGCGGCGTGTGGACGTGGGAATAGTTAGTCGATCCTCCCCCGTAGACTGTCCCGGTGATCGAGGAGCCGCCGGTTTTGGTCATGGAGTACTTGATCACCAGGCGATCGGTGGCGCCAACGGTGAAGGCCGGCTCGATGATCTCAAGCGAGACCGCCTGAATGCCGGTTCCGTTGCCGCTAATCGTCTGCGCCCCAAAGGAGAAAAGAAGGGTCTCCACGCCACCAGAAGTTCGGTCGTAAACGTCGAGATTCAGCGTCGTCGTGCCGTTCGCGTTCGAGACCTGGACATAGGTGTCCGCCTGCCACTCACCCGCGGGAATCACCGTCGAGTTCGGCTCACCAGACGCTGTCGCGAAGGCCTTGATCAGGGTCTTGGTGGTGGTGGTGGGGATCGTGTTGGTGACGGTGAATTGAGAGCCGAAAGGCCCGGTGTCCCAGAGGTTGTAGCCGCTGATATCTGACGCTGTGTTGGTGAGGTACAGAATCTGGGCTGCGCCGCTCCCAGGCGGGCATGGCGTGTATTCGACGCCGTCGTAGCAGATCACATCGTCAGTAGCTGGAGCCGGCGTATTCGTGAACGGGATCCCGCCAAAGCCTGCGACCTGCGGATTGGGATAGTTGCCAGAAAGATCGCCGCCAGCCGCGCCGGTGGAAGAACTGCTCGCGGCGAATCCGGTGGCAGAAGCATCCCAATTCGCGCCGTCGTAGCAGAGATGAATGGGCTCATTCGCTGGGATTTGTCCGGCGATCAGAGTCGTCGTCCAGCCCGTCGCGCTGGCCACAGCCACGCTCTTTGCGCCGAGCGAATTCACGTTAACAGTCAGCCCGGTGCCGGAATTCGCCGTCGTCGTCTGATACACCACGCAATTCGCCGCCTGGGGCGTGAAGCTGTTCGCTGTCGTGCAACTCTGAGCGGCCCCGCTGCCGCTCGAATCAGCGCAGACTTGGGGCATGAAGCCTGAGAATGGGAGCGTCGCGATCGTCGAACCGCCGTTCTGGTTCACGGCCGTCCCCGTCCCAGACGGAATCACACAGGTGTTGGTCGCCGGCGCGTAGACGCAGCCGGTCGATCCGGTGGGCCAGTTGATCTGATTGGGGTTAATCTGCGCCACCGCGGGCCGGCACGCCGCAAGGGCGGCCAACATAACGAAAACCCTAATACTGATAGACCGCAATGAAAACATCGCTTCCTCCTGCTGCAGTTGAAAGTGTGATGGCCGTGCCGATGGCGCTGAAGGTCTGAACGGCAGGCGAGCCGGCGAGCGACGTCATCCTGATCCCGTTACGGTACAGACCAAAGAGGCGCGCTGGCGCGTGGCTAAAGGCCCCAGCTGTCCCGGTGAAGGTGATCAGCTCTTCGACGAACGTCCCGGCCGCGGGCACCGCCCAGGTGCCGTCTGCTTTGAGAAATTTACCAGCAGCTGCAGTGCCCGCGGCAGGCGCAGGAACGTTGCCAGCCAGGCCGCCTGCCCCTGAATCGCCCTCCATCACCGGATCGGTGGCGCTGAAATTGACCGTTGGCGCCCCGCCGTCGTTGGCGAATACGACGGCCTGCTGGCCGGTAGGGGGCGCCGGCACAGCGCTCGGTGCGGCAGCTGTGGGCGTGAGATTGACCGTCGTTGCGAGAGCCATGGTTGCTCCTTATGCGGCGCCCGGCACGCCTGTCGGCACGTAGATGTATGGTGACACATCGCCGAGTGACTGGAGAGCGGCTCCGAAGGTGTTGAAGGTGCAGATCTTGAAGTAGAGCGCCTGGCCGATATACGCCGGCGGCATGGTCATTTTGAGGATCCCGGCCTGGCTGGGACCAACCACGGCGAAGCGCATGCCGAGCGGATGATCGATGCCGACGCCGCTAGAACTCGGCGCGTCAAAGATCGATCGGCGCAGGAAGTTGCCGGCGCCGGTGGCCTTGAGCGTGTACTTGTTCGTCCCGGTCAGCGTGGCCACGGCATAGGTCATGAGCTCATATCCGAACCCACCACCGCCGGCCGCGGCGACCGCCGTCCCGCCAGCCTCGAGCGTGCCGAGCAGGGCCACCAGGCCGCCGCCAGTTTCAACGGCCGCTGGATCCCCGGCCGCGACGGCGACGCCGCCCTGCTGAATGACAATGGCCGCGCCCTCGACGTAACAGGGCGTCTCGAAGTTGTTCTCGACGACCGTGCTTTGGCTTTCGAGGACGCCATTCGATTCGGTGAGATCCACCTCGAGGTCGTTGGTCGAATCCGGATCGTTGGCAGCCGGCCAGTCGGCAATAAGCTCACCCGTGACGGCCGAGCCGGTGACGATGTTTGAATTCCCATCGGCGCCGCCTGGCGCTGGGTTGTAGCTCGCGCCGCCGTCCGTCGAGACAAACACCTGGGCGCCGCCGAAGTTCGGGTTATTGCTCGACACCGCGATCCAGATCTGGTCGCCCGAGGCGCCAGGGTAGAGCCCCGGCGTCGGCTCGAAAATGACGGGTGGATTCGCGTTTCCGGCACTCTGCTGCGGATTGGCCGGCGTCGGGCTGGGGTTCGTGGCGGCGAGCAGGTTGGGTGCGCACATACCGTAAACGAAAGGCTCGGCTGTGCCTGAGAACGTGCCGTCCTCGACGTTTTCGGTGAAACTGGTGATCCGGACCGGCAAGCCGACGATCCCCTGCAGCTCGTCGGTCAGTGTGACGAGGTCCATGGGCGAAAGCAGCGACCAGCGCGCCGTGAGCTTGAAGCTCCACTGATCACCGCCATACTGATTCCGCCGCACCTGGATCCCGAGGATGGTTCGGGCGATCGTGGGGTCCTGAATGGCGTTATTGCTCTGTGGATCCTCCTTGCGCTGGCCATAGAGGCCGAGCGTGGCCGGATCGGGCGTCTGGACGGTGACCTGGACGTAATTGGCGCTCCGATCGAAGCACTGCATCTGCAGGACGTTCGGCAGGTCGACGCGGTCCGCGGTCATTAGATCCGGGCAGCCGTCAGCCCCTACAAAGTCGCCGTTTGCGGCATCGAGCTCGGCCACGGGCCCGGCCGCCGTCGGGGCCTGGTAGAACGCCCCGTTGCCGGCATTACTGACCTCGGAATACGGGTACAGGTAGAACTTCGAGCCCAGAAACACCGGGGCGGCGTTGGCTGCCTGGCAGAGCTTCTTGATCCAATCTGAGGCCGTCGACTGCGAATTCATGCTCAGGGAGCCGTAGAGGCCAGCTGCGCGGCATTGCGCGCGCACGAGGTCAAAAGACGGAATGTCGATAAAATCGCCAAGCGGTTTCGGATAGGGCACAGGGCCAGCCGCCTTCAGGGCCACTAGGCAGATAGAGGCCGGTGTGCCCCCAGCGCCTGCCGCCGAGAACGAGCCGGGCGAGTGGATGATCCGCTCCTGCATCTGGAAGGCAGTCGGTGACTCGCCGGCGAAGTTTACCGGCGTAACAGCCCGCCAGAGCGGCTGATCGCCCACCGGCGCTGCCCCGCCGCTCGGATAGAGCGAAATCGCCAGTAAATAGCCTGGGAGGCCCTGGGGCACAGTGCTGGTAGCATTAACAGGCCCGCGGCTGGAAGTGGCCACAGCGTCAACCGTGTCGCCGCCTAGGGCTCCTGCAGGAATGGTGTAGCTCACCAATAAGCCTATGGAAGTGACGGTAAGGCTCGCCGAAACGCCAGTGGCGAAAGATTCCGTGCATTGCATCCAGAAACCCATAACGCAGGATGTCAGTGCGGCTTCGTCGGTGCCAAAGCTGCTGCCTATCCATGTGCCCGAAACTGAGCCGGCGCCTGCTGGTGGGATGGGAAAGAGCCCGATCGGATATTCAGTGGCGCCAGGATAAGCGCCAGGCTGAAAGGCGAGGGCGCTAGACGGCGTGGGAATGCTCTGATCGCCTTCATATGTGATGACAGGTTGAATTCCCGTAACCACAGCGCCGGCAGGCAAGGTGGGCCACTCAAAGCCGCTCCACGACATATTAGCTTCCAGGCCGCCGCCGACGCCGCTGATTGCGCCGCTTGTGTTCGTCGAGCTCGCAGAGCCACCGCCCGATGCCGCATGCGAATTGACAGTTGCCGAAACCATTACCGAGTTCGGCACCGGGCCGCCGACACCGCCGATCTCGAGCACCGACATCTGCCAGGGTGCGCTGGCGCCTGAGACGGTCACCGTATTTGGGCCGCCCACGGCTTTCGCGTACCAGACCTGGTAGCCGAGCGCGTCGACGTAGACCTTAGTCCAGGCCTCGCCATTCGTCGACGCGATTCCCAGGATGCCGCTGCCCACGGCCACCGCCACCAGCACGTTCTCGGCGGTGTTCGGCATGTCGTATTGCATCGGTGGCAGGGCAGCCGTCGTGCTGGCGTCGACCTTCTTCTGGATCGTTCCGGGCAGGTCGTAGCTCGACAGGCCACGCTCCATCTGTGTCCCGGCCGGCGTAGGCTGGGTCGAGGTTTCAGCGGCGATCGCGGCCTGGGCGACGCCGCTCTTGTAGATATCCTCGATCATGTCCACAAAGTCGGCATCGCCGGACGAATAGACTCCCCACTTGCCCCGGATCTCAGGGTTCAGCTGCGGGATCGCGCCCGAGGCGCCCAGGTTGAGCTCAGAGCTCTGCAGGCCGGCAAAGTGGGGGTAGACGATCTGCTGTTCGGTGTACGGGTGACCCGTGGGATCATTGCCGGCGTTCGCGTACTCGTCACCCGACCCGAGTTGAGGCTCAAAGGCCATGTAGAGCTTCGTCGCCGGCGGCTGGTGCGAGGTTGCCGCGGTGAGCTGGGCATAGTAGACATTGACCTCGCCCGCGGGAAAGCTTTCGGCATCGATCGCAACCGCGGCGCCCATGCCCGGCTGCCAGCGGTAGCAGAAAGGCCAGCAGCGGTAAGACATCGGATTGGTCGGATCGGGACCGAGCTCGAGCTCATTCCAGAGCGGAATCTCCCAACTCCCCGAGAGGGTCTGCGGGCCCTGGCCGCCGTAATCATTCACGCTGAAGCTGTAGCTGGCGGTCAGCGTGACAGCGATCACAAAGTAGAAATTCGGGTCGGTGACGCTGAAGGACTGCCGGCCGCCGGCGCCGCTGAAGGTCTGCTTCGTGAAGGCCAGAGGCGTGTTCGACCCGTTGTTCATGATCTGAAGCACGCCCATGATCGGGTTGTGCCCCAGGAGAAAGTCGATATTTTCGCAGTAATTTGTGATGCCTTTTTTCGACTGCTTAAACTTCTTGATGCCCAGGCCGCCCTGGCGCAGGTTCGCCGCCCAGATGGCCAGAAGGTTCGATTGCGTCTGCCCATAGATGACAGGGATCGTGGCGCCATAGGCCGACGCCTGCAGGAGCGATCCCATAGCTGTGGGCCGCTGCTGCGCCTGGGTTTTGAAGCTGGTGGTCATGGTCCAGGCTCCATCTTAATGAACGGATCGAAAACCTCCATGGGCTTGAATGCCGTCAGCCGGTGCGTCGTCAGCGAGATCTCCCGGACGCCGTCGGCGCCCGCGTGGATCCCGTGAGGCCAGTCCGTCACAATCGCGCCGTGGTTAAAGACCTTGCTGTTGACGACCCGGAAAAGGGCAAGGTCGCCTGGCTGAGCTGCGGCGTCGGAGCGGCAAAGGGTCTGGGCTGCCAGGAAGCCGAAACGCACCAGGCCGCGCAGATACCGCTCGGTCGGGTCATGGAGGAACCAATCGTGCCGGTAGCCGCCGACACTCGAGAACAGGTCCGCTGGTGCGGCGCCGATCTCTACCAGGTAGAGGCCCAGCAGGGTCGCGCAATCGACGCCGGCACCCTTCAGTCGGCCACCCAGAACATAAGGCGTGCCAACGAAAGAGCGCGCGACGGCGACGGCCTCAATTCTGTCTTTCATTCGGAACCTCGCGCGCTTCGACTGGTTCGACGAGCACTTCCGATCCCATCACGCAAAACGGCGCAATCCAGACCTCTTCCCCATAGATCAGCCGTCGCACTGGCGTCATGCGGCGTTCCCTGATCTCTGCAGATTCTTTTTGCTTTTCCCTCATACGGCCGCCTGTGGGTCCGGTACGAATGGGAAGCCAAAATAGCTCTCGTCGCCCAAGTTGACCGGCGGCGTGGTCGAAACGTAGAAGCTGTCGACGCCGGGCGTCGGCGGCCAGGGCAGCGGGCTGTAGATCACGAAGATCGAGTGCTTGTTACCGTTGCCGTCGGTGAAGGCGCCGTTCTGGCCGATCGCCGACCAGGCACCGGCGAGCGTGGCGCCTGGCCCGGACAAGAAGACCATATAGCCGCCGGTGAAGAGGTCCCCGGAATAGATCTTGCCCGACGCCGGCGAGATACAGTCCGCCACGATCTGGGTCGTCGTCGAGGGCCGGATGCAGCTGAACACCGGGACTGACGCATCGCCGGCCGGCAGCGTCACGGCGCCGCTCGAGGCCAGCGTGTTGGTCGTTTCTACCACGGTGGACGGAACCTTCTGCTTCAAAATGTCGAGGAAGCTCTTCGTGGCAAATTCGAGCTTGTTGCGGCACACGTGGCAGGTCTGGACCCGCCCGCCGAACCAGGCCGCGCAGCCGAGCGTATCGGCGTCCCCTGGCGTGGGCATGAAGCAGCGCAGGATCAGGACCGGCCAGTTGTCATAGAAGTGCTGGGCGGCCAGCTGATACGGAGAAGCCGTGCCCGTGTTGGCGGTCTGCGATGCCTGGGCGCTGCGGCCGGGCGTCCAGGTGATGGTGAGCGACTGAGCGTCGAGCCCCACCTTTGCCTCCACGCCTTCGCGCGTCACCACGGCCGGGTAGAACGTTCCATAAGGCCGGTAGAAAACGGGCGCTTCGTGGTTGGTCAGATAGAAGGCGTTCGGGCTTTCTGGCGGCCCGATGATGTAAAGATCCCGGATAATTGGGTCATCGGTCGAGTTCAAATAAGCCTGGGTCGCCAGTGTCGTGTCCGACCCATCGCCGCCGATCACCTTCCGCATGTTAGCCTTCCCCCGATCAAAATCATTTCGGCGACCCGAGTTTCGCACCTTTGGACGTGATTGGGAAACCGCGCGCAGACTCCACAAATCGGATACCAGACCTCTATGGAAGCTGCCACGCCGGCCTGGCGCAGGAGGGTTGTATCCGGAAAGCAGCGCGCCAGGATCTCAGGCTGCTGGCCGCACAGCAGGCAGCCCTTGCCCTCCAGCTCTTTGCCGGCGAGCTCGAGGCGTTCTAACACCGTGCCATCGATCACAGAGGGACCGGCCTCGCTGTGCGCAGGACCAGGGTCCCGCTGCCGTTTTGGGAGTTCTCGCCGCCGATCGTCCAATAGCCGCCGCCTTGGCCAGCCGGCGGCGCGCCAGCCGAGGATCCGGCGCCCAGGAACTTCTCGAAGTCCTGAGAATCCGATTCGAAGCGAACCCGAAAGTAGAACCTGAACTGCGCTGTGACCGGCGCCGGCGGGCCTGAATAGTAATTTTCATCGATCCAGACGAGCGTGCCAGTGCCATCCGGCGTGCTGCCGCCGGCGTCATTGAAAACCGGCGCTGTGGATCCGCTGGTGCCGGCTGTCGTCACCTTCTGAATGTGGCCCGCCGGGTCAAGGATCACGTCGTTCATTAGATAAGCATGGCCAGCTGCCCAGGCAGGCGCGCCTGGACCCCATTTGAGGACCATCCCCATCCAGGAATGGCCGGGGATGGCCAGGCCGGGCCCCTCGAGCGTGTATTGGTTTACTCCGGATCCAGCCGCGGCCAGCGTCCCGTCGAGGTAGACCGCGATCGCGCCGTTCAGATCCGTAATGTCCTCGAAGCTGGTGCCATCGAGCGTCCGCTGGACCGGGGAATAGTAGTTTCCCACGCCGTCAGAAACGAGCGCCAGCTGCGCCAGGGGCACGTTTGGCAGGCCGCCCACAAGGGCGGGCCCAACCGAATTGTCGTCGGGATCCGTGTAGAGGAAGCTGGACGCCTTGCCATAGTTGTCATTGACAAAGCCCATCAGCGTCCGAAGCTCGCTCACGGTCTCAAAAGAACCCCAAAAGAAGTCATGCAGGAAGTCGAAGATCAGCGTCCAGGTCCAGACCGGATTCGTGTATTGCGGCAGCCGGACCTCGTATTCGTTGGCGCCGCTCTGCACCAGGGTGTTGAATTTTGGGGTCTTCATGCTGGTGTAAGTCAGCCCCGGCAGGCTTGGAAAGACTGAAAGGCTCATGCAAAGGCCTCCGGTTTGAGCATGCCGCGCAGGGCGCGCATCGTCTTGTTGGTGTGCTCCTCGAGCATCCGAGGCGTCACTCCTTCCCCAAAATGATTTGTCTGGTTCAGCGTCGCGCGCCGGCTGCCGCCGTTGTTCACCAGGCTCTCAAAGTTCGAAGTCTGCGAGGGCGAAAGAATGCGCTCGGCGGATCCGGAAGTGTTGAAAGCCATGGCCATGTGAGGCAGCATGCCGCCGGTGTCCATCGTGACGGTCGAGAGGTTCGACATAATCATCACCGTCGCGACAGCGCCAGCTGCTGCCATGGCTTCCGGGCCTGCCGGTGCAGCCGCGGCCTCGGCGCCCGCAGCGCCCACCGCGGCGTCCGAAATGATCTTCTGCGTATTTGCGATCATGTTCTTCGCCACCGACGACGCCAGGCCGCCAGCGTCCAGGATCTCGTTCATGGCCCACATTTCGGCCTTCTGCAGGAGCCATTTGGCCACGAAGTCGACAACCTGCAGTTCCATGTCACCGAGCATCCGCGAAAACGCCTGGCTGGCGGTCTGGCTTTTGGTCGCCCACTCGTTAAAGGCACGCGTGAAATCAGTGTTGAAGGTATTCGCGACCCGTTTGTAAATCTGCTCGATCTTCGTGGCTTCCTGCTGGACGATCCGTTCCCGCTCGGCCGCGGCCCGCTCGGCCTCCCTGGTCATCTGCTGCTCTAATTTCTGATATTCGAGCGCTTGCTTTTCGCCGAGAGCTGGATCGAAAAGGGACTGCTCCTTCTTGAGGGCGCCCTGGGTTGTGGCTTCGCGCAGCTTCAGCGCGTCGAGCAGCCTCTCCATGGCCACTTTGTGGCTGACGATCCCGAGCTCCTCCTCGCTGTGGATCTGCTGCTGGGTGCGCTCAAATTCGAGGTTCGCGCTCTCGATCGTCGCTTGAGCCGTTTCATGGGCGGCAGAGATCCGCATCTCCCGGACCCGGTTATAGTCCTCGAGCGCCTTTTTGGCCTGATCCTCCTGGCGCTTCTGCGCTTCGGCCTGCTCCTTTTGTTCGGCATTGAAGGTTTCGGTCAGCCGCTCGGTGCCAAGCGCCGCGATCTTCTCCCTGGCCTGCGCCAGCGCCAGTCCGTTCTCGATCAGACGAAGCTGCTCGCGCTCGGCCTCGGTGCCCTCCTTGGTGGTTTCGGCCTTGAGGTTGTTCAGCGCGATCTGCTTATCCATGGCCGCGATGATTTCCTGCTCCGGGGCCAGCTGGGCATCGGCGGCGTGGGCGGCCTCAATCTGGGCCCTGGCGATCTGCTCGGGAAGATTGTCGGATTTCGCCCTGGCACCCTTTCCTTCGCCGGTCAGCTCCTCATGTTTGGTCTGCGCGTCACGGAGCCGCATCTGCTCCTCGATGGCCGCAGTCTCTTTCTTGGTGTTCGCGACCAGGAGCTCCGTTGCGGTGATTTCATTGTTGAGCTCATCCGGCTCCGTGCTGAGCATGCGCTCGACCCGGAGATCGTGCAGCTTCTTCTCCTCGACGGCCGTGAAGCTCTTTGTTTCGGCGAGCTGCGCCTCGAGCGAGATGGCCTTTTCCATCCACAGGGCATGCTGTTCGAGGTCGATCTGCTCTTGGCGCGTGCCGGTCGTTTCAGTCAGCCGCTGCAGCGTCGAGCCGGCGAGGGTCTGCATCTTGAGAAGCGACTCCTCTTTGTCGATCAGCCCCTGCACCTTGCTGTTCATTTTGTCGGCCTCGACCATAGCCTGGTCGATCGCCTCCTTCATGGCGTTGGGGTTCGGCATGTGCTCGAGCTTCGCGTTGGCGGCCTCGATCTTGTCAGCCTCGAGGCTGGTCTCGTCGATCAAACTGCGATAAGAGGCGTCCAGTCCTGAGAGCTTCAACTCGAACTCGCGCGCAGCTTCGCCGCCCAGGTCAAAGGCCTTGTAGATCGCGGCGCCGAGCTCATAGAGCAGGAAGGTGCCGGCGGCGAAGATCGCCACGGGAACCATGCTCGCGAGCAGGGGTCCGAGCACAGAGGATCCGGACGCCAGCTTTACCAGTCCCATCTCCATCATGTGGGTGGATCCAGTCATGGCGCCCATGCTGATTTTGGCGGCGCCCATAGCCTCGGCGTGGCTGTACGTGGCCGCAGTGTCGGCGGCCTGAGCGGCTGTGTCCGCGACCGTGGCGGCTGTGCCCTCGACCTGGGCCGCGGTGAGCGCCTCGACCGACGCCTGAGCTGCAGAGTTGGCAGCGGCGTATTCGGCGATGATCGCCGCAGCCTGAGTGTTCCCGGCTTCAGCGGCAGCCCCGAGCTCGATCTGGGCCTGGGTGAGCAGCCTTGTAGCTGCAGTGGCCTTCGCTTGGGCGGTGGCGATCTGGTCAGCGGAGGACTTGACGGCTGCGGTCGCCTCGGCTACGCCAGGCCCCACGCCGGAAGCATCAGCCGTGATTACTACCCTGAGCTCGTCTGCCATTGCTTTTTCATTTCCTCGATCATCTTGAGCTGGTCCGGAGTGCGCAGGAACGCCGGCATTTCTGCCAGCTTTTTGATCTTCTTGCGCGCGGGCAGCTGCGCCAGCGCTTCCGAATTCATCCTAGCAGCCTCACGAACTGACGGCCGCGGACGTGGCTCGTCCTCGCTCGCCGGCGATTTATATCCCAGGTGAGCGGCCAGGAGCACGTCGATTGGGGGATGGTTCAGGATGAAGCGATCGAGCAGCCAGAAGTCGGTAAGCAGCACGGCGCGCACCCGGTCCAGGGGAATGTGATGCCAGTGCACCAGCGACCCGATGATGTAGGAAAGGTCTACCCGGCGGCCGGGACGCCCGGCTCCGGGGCGTTTTTTTCCTTCCTCCGATTGAAACCGTTCACTTCGTTTCCGGCCTCCAGGAGGAGCTGAAAGGGCGGATCCCCGCCCTCGGGATCGAACGCGTGGACGGTGCGCACCCAGGCCTCGGTGCCATGCTCAAGGTCACCGGCAGCGCGAATCGATGCCGCGATCATGGCGATGTTAAATTTTCGTCCCGTTTTGCCGCTGAGATCGACCTCCTCGAGGTCGCCCACGGTGATGGTGGCCAGCCTGATTTCCTGGCCCTCGATGAGAACCGGCTTCTCCATCGTCTTTCCTTTCAATTGTATGCACCGAACTTAAAGCATTACATTAAGTCGGGATTTTTAGAACGCCTGGTAGCTGTAGAACGGCACCCCGTTCGGGCCGGCGAAGCCCTCGTAATCGACCGAATACATGGCATAGTCCTCAAGCTTCGAAGCCACGTCGATCTTGCCGAGGCGCACGTTCGGAAGGTAAAAGCCGATGCCACCGCCCTCATACGGAAACACCAGGTTGAGGCCGACGATGGGCCCGTAGCCCATCGGGTGAGATTCGGCCGTCAGCGTGGATCCCTGGGTGGCGCTGGTCCAGCTGTAATTGATCAGCATCGGCGCGCTGGCGTCAGCCGCGGCGAAGCTGTATTTCCCGCCTGCGCCCAGGGCATAGGTCCCTTGGGCCGGCAAGCCCTCATCGGTCCATACGACCGTTCCGTCGGTGACCGTTCCGCCGATGTCACTGAACGTCGGCAGCGTGGCGCCGCTGGTGCCGGCTGTCGTCACCTTCTGAATGTGGCCGGCAGCATCGATCGTGATTGCGCCCAGGGCATAGGCCGTCAGCGTCACCCAGGCCACGCCCACGGCGACGCGCGTCAACGCCACGCCCGTGTTCAGGTACGCGACGCCATAGTCCGTGGAAAATGTCGTGTGATTGGTGGCCGTGATCAGGAATGGAGTCGAAGCAGGAACGTCCTGCTGCTCACCGGGAAACTCAGTGGTCAAGGTCGAGCCCGCGGCCGTTGCATCACCCGTGAAAAGCTGCGAGATCAGCAGGTTTGAGATCTGCGCGAACTCGAAGCTGCCCTTGATGGTGCGCTTCCCGATCGCGGTATCAACCGCCCACTGGCTGATTCCATAGAGCGACTTGATGTCAGCGCCCAGCGTCAGCTTCACGTTCTGGAGCACGCCCATGCCGGTCGGCGTCGGGTTTGGGGCTGGGTTGCCCGAAGTGGGCTGCGGTGTCGCCAGCGCGACGCCAGATCCGAATTGCAAGCCTGGAACCTGCATGATCAACTCCTTCGCCGGCGTCCTTTTGAATTTTCAGGCGCTGGGAGAGCGCCCGTCAGAACCATTCTACTGCCCACTCAAAATCGAGATCGGGAACACCAGGGCGCTCCGGTTATTCTGCAGGCCCTCGTTCAACAGGATGCGCCCCTTCACTCTTGCATGATACACAACGCCTCCGAGCGTCTGACGCTGGCCGCCCAGGAGCGGAACCACCGTGGTGCCGTCAGCCTTGAGCGTCTGCTGCTGCAGCTGGTAGAGGACGGCGTCCCGGAGGTTGTTCAGCAGCGTCGAGGCGATCGCGTTCTGGCCGCCGGTGATTTCGGCGAGCACCACGGCAGCGCAGTGAAGCTCATATTTGGGCAGCGCGATCGCGTTCTCAAGCACGTCCTGCTCGCCCTCGATCTGCCAGAGCCCAGGCAGCAGCGCCGACGAAATGGCGTCGCGCTGCGGCAGCCGACGCCCCGTGGCCGGCGGATTCACGAAGACCGGCGTCCCGTCCGGCGACCAGGGCGGCGTCAGCTGGGTCTGCGAAAGCAGGTTATACAGATTCTGGAAGATGGTCTCGGTCGCCGTCATGATCCGCCTACGATCCCTGGCGGGAAGTCGCCTCCATTGTAGCCGTCCAGGATCAGGAAGACGTGCCAGCCACATCCCGAATCGTCGCCTTCCGGATGCTGAGCTTTGGTCGCGTGGAAGAAAGACCTGGTGACCCGCCCATCGGCGTGGACGTGATGCAAGCGGATGCCGGACCATTGCCCGCAGTTGCACCGAATAAACGGCTTTAGCGGACGTCCGTCCTGCTGTGGTTGAAACCAGGCGGGGCTGCGCGCACTCCAGTCATCGCCTTCCTTCCACTGCGGAATGTGAACTATATCAGCCATTTGGCACCCAAGGTGGACTAGATTTTAATTTTCGTTGAAAACGAGGCCAGCGTTTCATGCCGCTATCACCCCCGCCAGCGCCTCAGTTATCTGGGCGCGCACCGTTTCTTCAACCTGGCCCAGCGACGTCCGCAAATAAGCAAACTCCTTCGACGGTGGATGGTGGACGTGGGCTGCGAAATGCTCGCCGCCTCCGTCGACCCAATGTAGCGCATGCGGCAGGCGTCCCTCGAGCAGCGCGATCGATTCCTCGGCCGAGAACATCGACTCCTTGCCGGCGCCGCCCTCGGGACCCAGGTGCTCGGCGAACCTCACTTCCAGGGGAAAAATGTCGTACCACTCGGTCCCGCCGAATTCGAGGACCATGCCCACCAGGTGCTCAAAGCTGCCGGTGTCCGGGATCTCGCACCAGACGCTGGCTGTCGGCCCGAGCCGGACGACCGCCGAAAGCACCACCGAGGACGAAAGCAGCCCCGTCCGCGCGTGGATGATTCCGCCGGTCATGTTGTACATGATCGCCTCATAGAGCGATTCGCCGGCCAAGCCCACGGCGTCCGCGACGGCGTCCATCAGCAGCTCGCCTTTTTCGACCAGCAGGTCGGCCACTTCCTGGCTGTTGATCGTGTAATTGATTCTCATACCAGGAACCGCATCTTATAGCGTTCGATGACCATGGCCGAGCCGATTTCGACCTCGAGGCGCGAATATGCCGTTGTGCCCACCTGGGGCTGCATTTGGGAGCTCTGGCCGATCCAGGTGCGCTTCCGGTACATTTCCGCCACCAGCCGACCGGCGGCCTCCTGGAGGTCAAAGGGCGGCGCGCCATAGGCGTAGCTGAAGTTCAGGGCGACCCCAGCCTGGGCTGAATTGAAGGTATAGACCCCCAGCGGCGCCACGTTCCACTGCGGCGCTATGTACTGCATTGCCCCCGGCGCACTGGCCACAGCCTCGAGCGACGTGCCGTCATCCAGGGTGACGCCCTGGTCGGCCCAAAATGTAGCCTTGTTGGCGACCGCGACTGTATAAGGGCCGGGCGACACGGGCGCCGTGTTGGCTTCAGCGGCCGCGTTGACCGTATAGCCGGCCACATAGGCCACCGCCACGTTCTGGAGGCCCTGGGCGAAACGATAGGGCGCCTCCCCGAGCGGTGGCGCCGAGCCATAGCTGCCCCAGCTGCCGGGCCGGACCGCCCAGCGATCGTCGGGCAGCGCCGGGCCCAGGCCGTTCTGGCTGCCGATCAGGCCAATAAAGGCGCCGGATCCCTCGGTGTCGATCACGTAGCCGGCCTGCTGATAGTCCGGCGAGGCCGGAATCGCGATGCCATTGATCGAAAGTGAGCTCACCGCCAGGATCGGGTAATTGCGCAGGGCCAGCTCGAGCGAGCCATTCCCGTTATACCGCTCCTTGTACGCGCGGACGCCCGAAAGGAAGCCGCGGCCGGTCCTGGTAAGGATGTTCTGGCTGTAGGCAGTGATTTCCGCCTGGAGCAGAGCAGAGTCAGCGGTCGGGGCCTGATTCAGAATGGCGTTTACAGCAGCGACGGTCGTGAGGTCGATGGCATTGGGCATCCGTCACCTGGATCTAAGGGTTGCCGGGGATCCTCCCAGATCCCCGGCCTGGAATTGCGCCGCGCCGGAAGCAACGCTCCTCCATTCACTAGAAGAGGTTCGTGGCGCCGAAGCTGCCCAAGCCCTTGATATAGGCGATCAAATTGGGCGTCTTGACGGCCAGGACCTCTTCGGAGAACACGCCGAACGGATACTTGCGGCTGGTTTGCGCAAACTCGATGCCGTAGGTGTCGCGGCGCGTGAAGACTCCGCGCGTCTCGCCCAGCCGGCTGTTCGAGTACGTTTCCTGCAGCTGGTCGACGTCAAAGAGGATCGTCCCCGCCGGCAGATACGGGTGCTGGATCACGTCGACGAATTCGCCGCCCGGCAGCCCATAGATGTTGTGATACTTGGCGATCCGCCCGTTGACCTGGATCCCGCTGCCGTCCGCCTCGGGACCGCCGCCTGGGAAGAAATAGTTCAGGGCGGTGGAGCTGGAAGCCCCGACCATGAATGCCGAGCGGAATGCCGGCACCTGGTCCGTCGAGAGGTAGATCTTCGTCGGGCCGGTCAAAGCTGCCTGCTGGATCTGGAAGAGGATCGAGTCGATTTCCTTGATCGATCCCACCAGACCGCCGTTGGTCAGCCCGGCGCCGTGATTGTCCCAGCCACCAGGCAGCGATGTGCCAAAACTGTTCAAGTTGAAGGTCGCCGTCGGCAGCCCGGTGGTGTAGTTCGAGTTCGCGGCAATCGTCAGCATGCCGTCCATATCCAGCTGGTTCGTGCTGAGGTCGGTCGCGAAGCCGGCGTAGCCGCCGGTGCCGGCATAGGCCGCGGTCTGGCTGCCCTGGGTCTGGCCCGTCGCAACGAAGGCAGAAGAAGTCGTGATCCCCGTCAGCTTGGCGCTGGCCGCGGATGGCGAGAAGGTCGTGGTCTTGTTGATTTCCACGAACCAGGCATAGCCCCAGGCGCCGGCCTGCGGCGTGCAAGAGAACAGGACCGTGTTCAGTGAGCTTGTGGTCGGGCCAGCGACGCCGGAAGCCCCGGAGACGATCGCTGTGCCGCCATTGATCACGTCCTGCGAGGAATCAGCGTTGGTGCGCAGGTATTGGGTGGTGATGCCCAGCGACACCGTGTTGTTCGGGTTCGTCACCGCGCGATAGTTCAGCGCCACCGCATAGGCCGCGGCGTAGGATCCGTTCGGCAGATTCGTCGCGTTCAGCTGGCTGGCGTTGACGTTGCTCAGGGCTGCGGTCGGCGTGTTGGTCGTGGTGATCTGCAGCGCGCCGTTCGAGGCCGTGGTGCCCGCGCCGCCCAGGTAGGTCCGCTCCTGCTGGCGGATGAAGCGCAGGAGCTGCCACATCTTGCCGTCGCCCAGGGCGTCCTCGTAGCCTTCCGAGGCCGAAATGGACTCGTAAGTCACGAAGTCATCGGTGCCCAGGGTGACATAGGGCGCCGAGAAGTTGAGCAGCCCAAACTGGCCGTTCGAGTTCGTGTTGCCCTCAGAAACTCCGGGAAATTGATACCCGCCATCGATCGCAACGACCGCCTTCCACTGCGGCTGGACGCCGTAGCCGGCGTTCACCTTGTCCCAGCGGGGCGTCGTGTTGCGGATGTGGGCGAAGATCGGGTCCAGCATGTAGGCTGGCGCCCTGAGATCGATGAAGTTCAGCCCGAGGCCGGTGGTGATGCCGGTCGAGGTCGATTCCTTGGCCAGCGACTTGCCGTGCTTCTGGACAAACTGGCGCCATACGGACGGCCCGTTCTCCTTGACCAAGGCTTCGATGCGCCGCATGTCGGTCTTCGACATGAGCTGAGCGAACTGCGCCTGGGTGATTCCGTTGTGACCGTCAACCGCCGACAAAGGGTGCATGGGTGTTCTCCTCTTTACCGGCGAAGTCGTTTTTTCCTGCTCGCGCTGGGAGAGCGCGTTTTGCTAAGAGCTACTTAACCGCGATCAGCTCGCCAAAGGCGGCGTCGGCGCTCATGCTCTTCACCGCGGGCGCCAGGGCGATACCTGTGCCAGGAATGTTCTGGGGCGCCGGCGTGGTCGCCAGCTTGGCCTTCAGGGCCTCGATCTCCGCGGTCAGCGCAGCGACGGCCTTGGCGACAGGATCACTGGCGGCAGCGGCCGCGGCAGCCTTGCGGGCCTTTTCCTCTTCGCTCTCGCCCTCGGGCTCCTGGCCATCCATGGCGTCCTTGGCGGCCTTCATGCACTTTTCGATCAGCTCTTTATGAGCTTTGTGGAGCTCGACGTGGGCCTTATGCAGTTCGAGGCCTTTCTCGTGGTGCTCCATCTGCTTCGCCTGGTGGGCGACGATCTTTTCGTGGTGCTCGGCCACCTTGGCCACGTGCTCCTGCAGGGTCTTTGCCGCCTTGGTAAGACCAGCCTGATCGGTGATTTTCATGCTCGTCGCTCCTTTTGCGGCGCCTGCCGCCAATTCGTCTGCTTCCTCGATCGCCATGGCCTTGAACTCGGCCAGCAGCGCCAGCCACGCCTCGCGCAATCCGTCTGGAACCTTACTGCCGTCGTCCTCGAGATCACGCTCAAACTCGGTCTGCAGGCAAAGCCAATTCAGCCCTTCGACGATGTCTGCCAGCCAGGAGACCTCGTACATCCCCTTTTTCAAGGAAATCTTAGCACAGGCCCGCGCGATGGCCGCCTTATCGGCCTCATCCGATACCTCGATCCCGTGCTCTTTGGCCGCAGCCACGATCTTGGCGCGCGCCTTCTTCTTCTCTTCGGCGCTCATGCCCTCGGTCTGTTCGAAGCGGGCCAGCGCGTTCCGGATGTGCGACTTGGTCTTTTCGTCGTCACCGGGGAATTTGATCGGAAGCTTCCAGGTGCTGGTGTCGTCGGGATCGCCAACATGGGCAAAGCAGTCGGCCGTCAGATCCGCACCGTCCACGCGCTTGGTCTTCTTCTCCTTGAGGAGTTCGAACAGGGATCCGAGCTGGCGCTCCATCTTCTCCATGCGCAGGTCGCTCGGCGCTGGAATCACCAACGGGATTTCGACCGCGGCGGCCTGTCCTGCCTTGCACAGCGTGACGGTCCGCCCTTTCATTGAATCGACCAGGGCGGACGGCAAGCAGGGCGCATCAACAGCCGACCATTCGAACGGGTCCGCGGTATAGCGCACGCAGCCGGGGAAGTCGGGGTCGGCCCACTTTTTCACGTAGTCGCCGCCCTGAGAGAAGCCGATCAGGACCCCGGACCGGAACTTCAGGACCGCGGTGGGCTCGACGATGTGGGTCAGCGCGTGAATGCTCTTTGTGGCCTCGTTGTATTCGACCGAGCGGCCGGCGCCGATCGCCTTGAGCTGGTGCATCTCCCGGACAGGCATCACCGAGGGTGTCATGCCGGGGATCGAGGTCTTCTGCAGGTTCTCGGCTGCGCGCTTCGCGTAGAACTCCTTCGTGGTGGCATAATCACAGACCTCTTTTTCGAGGTCCGGCTCCTGGGCGGTGATCAGGGCGTGAACGAGCAGCGTGCCGTCGGTCTGCTCCTCGATCTTGGTCAGCGGGGCGAACTTCTGAAATTTCATTGGTTGTACTCCAGGAGCCACCAGGCGGAGCCGTCCCAGACGAGACTCGCAATGCCGCCGACGGCCGCGCCGCCAGGGATCGTGAAAAGCTGGGGATTGCCAACATACTCCGCGGCGTTGGAAGTGTTCACATTCAGAGCCGAGGCGCCAGTATCTGCCGAGGTCACCTTGACAGTAATCACCTTGCCGAGCGCGACA